AGGGTAAAGTAGGGGGAGGCGGCGTGCGCAACCGCGATATACTTGCCATCAGGGGAGAACGCAGTGCCATAACCAGCGTCTGCCAAAGTATAAGTCGCCGCCAAAGACACACTGCCGGGGGTGGTGTGGTTGAGGAGGGTGAAGCGGGGGGAGGTGGTATGCGCAACCGCGATATAGCGTCCTTGGTCTGCCATTTTATTTTTTCTGCAAAAGAGAAATTATCGTGTCCAATTTGCTGGACATATTCTCCATAAAATCCTCTTGCATTTCATCTTTGGTTAAAGGTCTTGCGACCTGTTCAAATTCAAACTTCTTTGTTTTCGGGTCAAAAATCATAATATCATTTGTGCCTTTAACCGGTGCAGGATAATCAGGCACTTTATTAACTGAAATTCCGTTGGGATGACTTTCAATCATATATTGCACACAACTTACGACAATTTTTCCGTCTTCTCTTTTTTCTCCGAATATAACTGGCATAGTTTTGTTTGTTGCTTTATTTTTTCAACAACAAATCATTTTAATTTATTGACGGAATTTTCAAATACAATTCCGCTGGATATTTTAGCGAATGACGAGTCCGCGATATTTTTGGGATATTCTCCCCAACAAATCAATTCTCTGGCATAAATTCCCGAATTAACGATTTGCAATGCGTTCATTGCGGCGGCATAAGCCGAACCATAATTCCCCACCGATTGCCACGCGTCCGCAAGATATACCCACGCCTCGCGCATATCGGGAGCTTCGGCAACGGCATAGAGCATACATTGGATAATCTGCTCAATGGGATATTTCATTTTCATTTTGGCTCTGCCAATCTCAATAAAAGAATGAGCCATCTGCCCGGAAATCAATTTATAAGCCGCTTCGTTAGGTTGATATTCTTTTTGTTTTTCTTTGGCTAATTTAATGTATTGCTCATAGTCCTTAACTCCCAGATAATAATTTCCATCTTTGATATAATCAGCACCGCGCTGGATATAAGAACTTGCTTCTTCGGGTTGTTCCAAAATCAATCGGGTTAACAATTCAATATAATTGCGAGTGCCGGTCTGATAATGCCCCACCACGATTTTGTCGCAATTCACCAAATATGGTTTGCTTCCATCAGCAGGCAACGGAACTTCGTGGACGCAATGTTGCCAGCGATATTTTTTTCGGTCAAAGATTTTGCTTCGCCAACAAGCAACGGAGGGAATGGTCTTGGCTTCGTCCGCCCATTCGGAAATATACCAATAAGATACCGCACCCGTTCCCGCAATCCACGCCTTTTCCAGTTCTTTGCGCCAACCTGCCTGCAATCGCTCATCCATATCTATTGACACCACCACATCCACATCATCCGGCAACTTGTCCAGTGCGGCGTTGCGGGCTTTGGCAAAATCAAACGGCTTGATAATCTCTTGTCCGGCATAAGCATTGTGCTTTTTAAGCAAAGAAATCGTATCATCCGTTGAACCGGTATCCAGCACGGAAACAATATCTGCCTCCTTGCACGAGGCAACAAAATCCTTGACATTATGTGCTTCGTTTTTTGCGATGGTTGAAATTGCTATTTTCATATTTTAGGCATTTTATCCTTGTTGATAAACACGACAAACAATAACTGTATTTTCGTCTTTATCTTTCGTGTCACCAATCTCCACTTCGACTCGATCTCGCCAGTCATCTTTTGGAGTTGCAAAAAGCGTGTTGTTTTCAACACGATACTTGCTTTTTATATTCTGGCTCAATTTTGACTGGTCAATTTTTGCCATATTCAGTTACTCATCATTGCCCCCTTTCCTCCGCGGGGCAAAGTGAAGAACCGATTATCTACATTGTTTGTCCAGTTGTTTTGTGATAAAATAAAACTATGGACACACGAAAAAAACAAATCTATAAACGACACTGCGATGTCTGCGGAAAATACTATGAAGGCCGCGGGCAGTATTGCTGTTCGCGCGAATGCGCCAACAAAAATCCAATCCGCGCCAAAAGAATAAGTGCTTCTTGCAAGAAAGGCGGCAATATGGCTCGCAAAAACAACGCTGGCCGTTTCAAAAAAGGACAAGCTTCTTGGAATAAAGGTAAATCAAATCCTAAAATTTCGGGTGAGAAAAATGTTAATTGGAATGGTGGAAAATTTATGTCCGCTGGATATGTTTATATCCTTTCTCCAAAACACCCGCACGCCACAAAACTTGGTTATGTCGCCGAACATCGCCTCGTAATGGAAGCGCACATCGGGGCGATACTTACGACCCGAAGAGCGCGTCCATCACAAGAATTTTGATAAATCGGACAACAAGATTGAAAAATCTACAATTATTCGCTTCTGAAAAAGAACATCAACGCTCTTGCCATACTCCAAGCTGGTTAGCTTAAAGTAATTTCCAGCGTAAGAACCCAAGTTTGCTATTTTTGTTATCGCGCAAGGATTTCTCTTGCGCTTCTTATAGTTTCCTATAAGTTCGGACTATCGCTTCGCCTTTCGGCGTCTCTTGATTTAGTCTCTGCAGCTGCACGGCTTAGATAGCCTGCTTGCTGAGGGTTGCCATAGCAAATAATTTGCCGTAGGTGTTCCCCATTGATTACAAGAGTATTTTTACTCGAGCCAAAACTTTGGTTAAACCCGAGGTCTTTCGTTCCTTGGTCGGATACTTTGCGGTTCAGCAATTTACCCGATGACGTAGGCGTTCAGCACGCCAAACTCTTTCCACGCTTGATTGGCGTCCGAACTCCCGTAAGACGAGGAAAAAGTGATTTTTTGGCTCGTGCCATAGGTCGGATAACCGCTCTCCATCGCCTTTTTCACGCCATTGGTAAATGACGCTTCGGTATCGGCTGCGGTGGCGGCGGTATCACCCGTGCCAATAATCAAGTAGGCGTTGGTGTTGTCATATTTTGTCCCGCTTGACGCGCTCCCCAAAATAGTCAACAACTCGTTGATGCCCTCATTGCAAAGAACATTACCGTCAATCTCCACGCTTTCGTATTTCTTTTTTGCCGCAAAATCGGCATCGTTGGCGTATTTATCAATGCGCCATTTGGTCTTATGGCCAAGAAATTCCGCCAGAGAAATATCTTTTGTTTCCATTTATTTTGCAGGCTTGCTTGCGACTTCGGCGGGTTCGCCGTCAATCTCGGCAATCTGCTTTTTAACTGCTTCAAGACCTTTGACATACTCTTTGGCTATGGCCACGCTCATCTCGCGATAAGCGTTAGCCACCGGGTCAAAGAATGATACTTTTTTTTCCATAAGTTTTTTTGCCTTGCTTTTTCTTTTTCTTCTTGCAATGGCAAAGATTATTTTTCACGATTTTGGTTCTGTAATTTTTTGAGATCAACATATCTTTACACCAAGAGGGGAGGCAAACGCTCCCCCCTTGGCTTTAAAGATTAAGACTCTCCGCCAGTCTTCAACACCGCAATACCGCTGGGCAACACCGGAACATATCCGGTGCGCTTCACGATACGCAACGCTTGCATATCGTTTTCGGCCAGACTGATGTTGTTTGGCGATTCGTCGCTGTCGTCAAAGTCAAGAGTAGCTTCGGTCAACAGCTTCATCCGCAGAGTTCCTTTGTCGCCATATACGCAAGTCTTTCTCAGATTGGTATAAATCAAGAAAGGAGTATCTTCGGTAACCAAATCGTCATCGGGCAAAATATCCAGCTCCTCATACGGCCGCCCGCACAAAGTCGGCGCATTGCCGGATTGCGCGTCGTGCAAGATATACCGGCCGTCCTTGTCCTTCAACTTTTCACAAAGTTTGAAGATTGCGCTGTTGCCGTAGAACTTGCCGGTTTGGCGGATTGTCTTGGGCACCGCGTATTTCATTTCAATCAAGTCGTCAACATCAATATCCGCGGCCACATCTCCGTCGCCCATCGCCACGGAAACGATTCCGGTGGCGTTAAGAATACCGTCGTAGACATCTCCATTGTCGGTGTCGCCGGCAAAGAACACGCGGTCTTCTTCTTTGGTTACCGCTTCGGCGAACAGCTCACCCAATAAAACATTGATGTCAATCGCGCTGTCTTCCACCAATTCCTCGGTGTAGATGGCGATGGCAACAATCTTTTTAAGGGTTTGCGTGACCAATTCAAACGAAGGCTTGGTTTTCGGTTTCTTGCCGCCTTCCGAAGCCCAAGACACGCTCACCGAAGACCCAAGGCGAGGGATTTTTCGGGAATTCGCCGGACCGGAAAACGGCAGGTAGCGCATATCGCGCCGCGCCACTCCGTATTCCTCGGTGAACCGGTTAATCTCGGCCATCAACGCCGGAGGCGGAACAAGATACCCGCCGGAAGCGTCATCGCCTTCGCGCAGATAATCTTTTTGAATTGCGCGCGCGCCGGCAATATCTTGATTGACAAGACAATTCCACCACTTGCGCGTCAATTCCTGCTCGCTGGTTTTTTTCACCGGAGCTTTGCGTCCGTCAATGACGGCCTTTCTCTGTTTGGCCACGCCGTCAAAAAACTTCTTGACCAATTCTTCGGACTTGGCGTCCAACTCCTTATCAAGGCTGGCGACTGTTTCATCCTTGATAAATTTTTTGAGGTCTTCTTTGACGGCTTTTTCCTCGCCTTCATCGTCGCCCTCATCGCCGCCTTCGCCTCCTTCGTCGCCGCCCGCGGCGGCTTCCTCTTCTTCGGTTTCGCCGTCTTGCAAGGTATAGTCATCCTCAACCTCAACGACGGAACCGTCTGCTTTTCTAATTTTCATAAGTTTTTTTAAAGTTAAAATTAAAACCTCTGGCACAATACCCGCCTATCCCGCGGTAGGGTTTCTGACCTTTGCAAGTTCGGGACTATCGGTTCTTTAAACGAAAAACGGGCGAATGCCCGGCCGCTTTTATGCAGTCGGAACATTCGCCCGTTGTTTTGGTTACGAATTAAAAAACTATTCAATTGTTAATATGTTATAACACGAAAAATCAGACAATCAAACACCATCGCCCGTATTTGTGCCTTGTCGTGCCCCAAAAATGCTTCGCAAATACTTTGTCTTTGCCAATATAAACATACGGGACATCCGATTCGCAAGTATAGGGATGGTAAGGAATAAAATAATGCATCGGCCAAATCATTATTTTCGGATCGTATTTTTTTAGCATTTCCGAACAAAAGACGTTTCCGGTAGATTTCCACGGTTCGCCAAAATCTTTTTTCTTGTCCAGCTCTTCAATCAAGCGCAAAGCGAATTCGTTTTCTTTTTTGCAAGCGTATATCGGCGCGATAAGTCTTTTATCTTGGCGTTCCAAAAACAAAGGCAATTTTTCCGCGAGTTTTCCGTCTTTACGCGCCCAGTCGTTTTTTTCTCCTCCGCACCTCACCGCGAACAATTCAAAATCATTGTCAAACAATTCGTCAATCGGATTCAAGCATTCCGAATCCGCTCCGGGCATAAACCCGCCAAATTCGTAAAGCACTTCATACCGCACAACATCGGCCACACCGTGCCATTTTTTCTTTGCCTCGTAAAAATCAATTATTCTTTGGTTTCTCCACTTACGACCGAAAACTTTGTCATTATCCCAAAGCGTATAATTCCAATCCGGATGTTTTTCAATCCACGTATCCATCCACTTTGCTGGCCGCGCCAACGGACCGACCCATATATGATGAAAATTTTTGTTTATCATTCTCCTATAAATTTATAAGCGCGACGGCCGCCGCCAGGATCGCTTTCCACAAGGCTTTTTTCGTCCCTGTGGTCAACGAGCGACGGCATAGGATACCAAACCGGCAACTCTATTTTTTTAAGATAATGAGCGATTGCGGTATCATCGTGATTTTCCAATTTTCCGGTTATCTCTCCCAAAAATTCCAGCATCTCCGGAATAATCATTGTTGGCAAACATATCGCCACCCCCCAAGACAACCAGTTCATTTCAACTCCTCCTTGCGCGGCCGCCAATCTTGCCGTCCGGTAAAACCTTTTCCTGTTGCCAAAATAAAAACTAAATGCGTGCGTGGGTTTTTTTTCAATTTGTTTTAGAACATTCTCTTTAAAATTTTTCCCGATAACCGCATCATCTTGAATCACCAAATGATAATCGGAATCTTTGTCAAACATCTCCCATGCTCTCCGGCTCGTATCCAAAATTCCCAATCCTCTGTCCATTGATATTTTCACCTTGCCAAAGTCCACCAGCTTATCCAAAAGATAATCCCTATATTGCGTCCTTGATGGATGCATCATTATGCTGGCGGATACTTTAATCATTTCTTGCTTTGATTAATTCTCTTACCGCTTTGCCCAGAATTTTTTTGTATTTGAATTTTGCTTTTGCTTTTTTCGGTTCTTTCTCGCTGTCGGCCGCCAAAACTTCTTCCAAGGATAATTTCGCTTTTTCAATTATCCCGCGGCTCTTTGAAGATAAAACGCGGCCCTCCTTTTCGCTGTGTTCCGGCAATTCCGGCGCAAGAAAATCCATCCGCTTCATTTTGGCCAGCGCGGCCGCCTGCGCGGGGATGTTCACCACCGAAACTTCAAGCAATTCGTTTTCAACCAGTTTTACAATTTCGCTCTCTTTGTCAACCTCATAAACGTTGTTGATAAATCCCACCGAAAAAGCGCGGAGATATTTTCCCTTCACCAGCTTAAACGCCGTCGCCGCGGTTTCGTATTCATTAACCGCAAATTTCATCGCGCCGGCAAGGTTGCCATTCTCATACCCGATACGCACCATCTGTGCCAGCGGAAACTCCATATTTTGGTGACTCCACAACACCACCGGATTTTTTCAGATAATTTTCCAGCTTCCAACCATCCTGCATCACCGCCTCGTTGTGCCGGTCGGTGTCCGGCGTTGAAAATATGCCTTCAACAATATACTCATCCTCTTTGACGGATTTTACATCAAACGAAAACGTTTTGACGATTTTTTCACTGCTTAAAAGTTTTTTCTTCATATGTTTATTTTTTCAAACGATGACCTGTTCGGGAATTTCGCTTGAATAAATTTCTTAAATGTTATCTCCGCCGCCGATCTATCGCTACAACTTATGAATGGCGGATTGGAAGGTAAAAATTCTATGTTTTTGAATTTGCTGTTGCCGGAAACCTTGTAATCAAGGCTTTCTGCAATCGGCGACAATTCTTGCTCATATTCGTTGCCGTAATAACTGCGAAGCATTAGCGTAATCTCGAGTTTGTATTTTTCAATTACCGCCTTGGCTTTTTGCTTGTTAAACACAATCGGGAAATGCAGCTCAAAAAATTTACCATTCGGAAAGTCTTCGTGCAACGCGCAAATGTTCTTATAGTATTTGCCCCTAAACGCCGGATAATGCTCCACCCAATCTTTTATTTTTCCGTTCCACAAATAAGGAATTGCATCGTATGGCCTCATCAAGAAAAAATCATCGTTCATATAAATAAAATCCTCCAAAATATCTTCGCAATCCAAAATAAATTTCACTTTCTTGGTAACATTCAGATATTTGTGGCCTTGGTCGTCGGCAATCGGAATATGTATCAATCTGTCATTCAAAAAAGATGGCTTGTGCCCAACAATAAAAACATTGTCAAACTTCAAATATTTTTCGGCACTGCGAAGCGAGTATCGCAATTCATTATGACCCCAATTAGCGGGACTGCCGACACAATAAACAATATCCATCGTTTTAATCTTTTAAGTTAATCACCGGCGCCACGGTGCACCGGCAATTCGGTTCGCTGGGAAACATTAACCCGTTGCTGAATGCCCTGCCTTTGGCGACAATCTCGCCGTCCATCATCAGGTGCTCGTCCCTCACACGATCATCCATCGTGGCAATCCATTCCTTGCCCTCAATCACCTCGCTGTCTTTATAGGTTTGTAGATGCGCCTCGTTCACCACCGCGTTCGTTTCAGTGCGGGCAATAAGCGTAGCGCGGTAATTTTCAAATTCAACATAAACGCCCTTAATGCGCTTTTTAAGTTCGGGAATGCCTTCCTCCTCTTTAATCCCATCGTCAATCGTGGCCACCAACGCCAATAATGTCGTATTGTTCACGCTCTCCGCGAAAAAGTCCGCCCGTTTTTGCAACAAATCCAAAATTGACGGCGTAATATCTTTTTTGTTTTCCGACTTAATCATTTTTTCATCAACTAAATCACGCGCGTCATTTCGCGCTTCCTCAAAAATGGAAATAATCAACGGCATTATCGCTTTGCTAAATTTCTTGATTTGATTTTTGATTGAAAATAATTTTTTAATTCCCGCCGCGCTTTTGGGCGGATTTTTCTCAAATTTCGCGATAAATTCATCCGCTTGGACACTGGCCAGCTGGTTGACAAGCTTCTTGATTTTCGCGCTTTTCTTGTCAATATCTTTCATCCTGTAACTCCAATACTTCTTGCGCCGGTCTTTGTCTTTGAAGATTGAATTATCTTTAATCTCTTTGGAAAAAGATTTTTTGATTTTATTTTTNNCTTCATCTTGGATTTTTTNNATTTCTCCAAAAATACGCTTCTTTGGTTTCCATTTTAATTCTCAACGCCCGCCGCCCGTGCAAATTTTTGGAATTGTCTGGCTCGCGATTTATTTCCATCTGCTCGCCCAACGGTTGGACTGTAAGCGTCCGGTAAAGCTGGTCGCCGCCGTCAATCGGTTCAAGCCCCATTTCTGACCTGATTTCATTGACGGTAATCCAGCGATCAACACCTTTATCAAATTCGGCCAGCCTTTGCTCGCGGTCAACCGGCGCTTGGTTCACCGGCTCAATATAGTATTCCTCGCCAAATTCGGGAATAATCAATTCTTCATTGATTTTATTTGCCCACCGGATAGCTTCGGGATTGATTGTTTCGCTATAAAATATCCTCATCCCTGTTTCCGCATTGGCGCGGTTCACGTCTTCGGTAATGCCAAAAATTGATTTTGGACATTTAAACGCCACCATAATATCATCACGCGTAAATTTCATTGATTCAATAAAATCAAGCTCCTGCGGCGACAAACTGATTTGCTGATATTTCAAACCGCCCCACAAAAACGCCACCTTGGAGTTCTTTCCCTGCCCCTTGTGCTTTTTTTCATAGTCTTTTCGGATTTCAATTCTCTGCGCCATTGGCGGCGTTTGGTCTGATTGCACCACCGCGTCCGGCCGGCCGTTGTTCAGGAATGTGTTTTTTTGGTGTTCAACAGCATAGCTCTCGGAATCAACCCGCTGTTTTGCCGCGGAAAGCGGCGACAATCCGAAATACTGATTAAGCGGCGAGGGATATTTAATGTGAATCATATCGTCCGCTTCAACGCGCTGTTTTTTGCCTTCTGCACTGACTATCTCATAATAATCAACAAATCTTATCGGATCGGCGTGGATTATCACATTCAGCGGGGAAATCGGCCACAATTCGGCAACCTGTCCGGAGCTATTGCGAACTTTCAAAATAAAACTATCCCCGGAAAGCTTGCGGTTGATAATATCCAACTCCATCGCTTCTTCTTTGGTCATGAACGGATTCCAGCGATAGATAAGGTCAAGAATTTCGTGATTTTTGACTTCTTTGACATCGCCCTTTCTGTTGATAATCCGTTTCAACTTAAAATCGAACCGTAGAGTATTTTTCTGCGATTTTGGAAACGCAAGCGTGGACATAAAGCGATTTACCATATTGCTCAATGTATGTTCGGTCGTTCCATTCCTGCCCAAAAATACGGCCAACCAAACCGAAATCCGCCGAACTCAAATAATTGACGGCTTTCTGAAAAAAGTAGCTCTGAATCTTATTTATGATTCCCATAAATTAAAATTAAAAGAGGCGAACATTAAACCGCAATAAACGGTCTTATGTTCGCCTCTTTTTTTGAGATTAGCGATATTCTGTTTTACTTCCAAAATTCCTGCAAACTCGCGCTCATATCGTTTCCGGCAAAATGGATTTCAATTCTTCCGCGTTCCATCGCTTCTATCGCGATTTCCTTTGATTTCAAAAGCGCGACAATCGCCTCAATGCGGCTCTTATCTTTTTTTATTATACTGCCATTTTTATTATAACACAACCCCCGCATTTTGTGTAAAGTTTATCCCCAGTCCGCTCCCGGCTCGGGGACGCTTACGAGACCCAAAACTAAATTGATAAGTGCGTCAACAACGATCATCGTGCGATTCAACTCCCCATCCCAATATCTGCAAAATCAAATCCTCACATCCGGTTCTTGGAAATACCACCGTGCCGTTTTGGATATACGGCGCAACCGATAAAAGCATCGCGCGCTTGTCGGTGGTTCTCTTCATCGGCACTACCGGAATTAAACTGCGCTCCATTTCTTGAATTGCCGCTTTCTGATAGGCAACATCCTCAACATAGAACACCGCGCCTTGCCTTGTCGCTTTTTTAGATTTCGCCAGCTCAATCGTTTCGTGAAATGTCAATCTCTCGTTTATCGGATTTGAATCAATGTAAATCTTGGGAACATCGTTGACATAGCACCTCACTCCGTCAACCATTGTCGTGTAATCAGCCGTATCTTTTTTACTGATGGCAAGGTCAACCCCAGTCCCCAACATTCCTTCCGCGGCTTCTTTGGGTTTGATGTCATAGTATTGTATCCATTCCTCTTTTATCGGCTGGCCTTCCTCGGAAACCGCTTTAAGCATATACTCGCGCTGGAAGACAATCGCGGCCGCCGGCGTTGCTTTGAGCGGTTCCAGCGATTTCTCATCGGGGAACATCGCCGGCCAATAAAATATCTTCTTGCCGTCGCCCTTTTCGGCCATTATCGGAATTTCAATATGTTTAAAGTTCGGGTTGCGCGACAACCGCGCCATCAGCGCGTCTTGGTGCAGTCTGTTGCCGATAACTATCAGCCGGCCGACCTTTGCGTCAATTCCAAGCATTACCTCGCTCAAAAGCCATCTCTCGGTCTTGTCGCGGTTCTCTTTTTTCTGCGTCCATTCCAAATCTTCCACATCATCGCAAACAACCAATTTTGGCCGGTGTTGGTGGTGTTTCAGCCCTCTGACCTTCTGGCCCCGCGATCTCGCCAAAATCCGCACGCCGTTGGACAACAGCATATTCTTCGCCTGCCATTCCTCGTCGCTTTTCAAATCCCAAGCCTCCACAAATTCGCCGTTGATATTGCCGTAATCCTGCTTGATGAGCGGATTGTGGTCAAGCTCGTCCTTGATGTTGGCGATGTTAATCCCCGCCTGCAATCCAGTGTCGGCAACCGGCAAAATGAATGGATATTTTTCCGGCAATCCAAGCGCGCACCATAGCGGCAAGGCAAGCGATGCCATCGTTGATTTGGCGCAACTCCTAAATCCAAGGATGTCCAAAAATCTTTCATCGGGATTGCTCAATGCTCCCATCAGCTCATCGTTGTATATCCCCGGCGGCAAAGAAAAATGATGCGGCAAATACACCAAGCAAAAACCTTTGAAAGTTTTTGCCATTTCCCGCCGCCAATCATAATCGTCAAGCAGATTGCTGGACAATAATTGAATGTTCTGTGTTTCCATTTTCTATTTTTGGCAATTTACCGTTTTCTTCAATAATTCCGTAATTTTTAAACACCCTCCACGCCGCCTCGCGAACATCATTCGGTATCGGCTGGCGACGCACCGCTTCAACATCTAGCGTTCCCAAATGACGCTTGTAAATACCCGCGTCCATTTCCGCCTGCAACAGCGCCAAATCCATTTTTTGGATTGTGTCCAATGCCCTCACAATATCTTTTGTTTGAGGCGGAAAAACGCCGTCTTTAATATATTCCGGCTTCCAAAAAGCAATCTTCATTAGCCTATCTATCATCACCGAAAAACGCTCTCTTGTTTTGGATAACCTGCGCTCAATCTTGATATTGTCCGCCTCTTTCATCGCCCGCCGTCCAATTTTGCGAACCAAGCGCCCAAGATAAGATGGGTCTATCGGATTGCCGTTGTAAGTCATTATTCCGCGCTCTTTAAGGTTTTGCCTCAATCCCGAAACCGAGATCATCGGATTAACGACAATCTCCTCTCTAACGGCTCTGATTATTTCATTTTCGTTTCGTAAATTAATCTTAGGCATTCGTTTTTTTGCGGTTATTTAACCTCAACCGGTTTTCTTGATTGCAAGTATTTAATTATTTCCTCGCACTCAACCGCACCGGCAATAGCTTCAATTTTTAATTTGAATGTTATATTGTCGTCGCCAACAATCGGCCTCATTTCAACTTTAAGATTTTCCATCGTTTTTATCTTTTTATTAATCTTGGAACACTCGCACGAAAATCTATTGCACCATCCTGAAATACTATAAAGACAATTTTCTATTTCGTCTTTTTTGATTTCGCACTCTTCTTTTTGTGCCATTATTTTTTAAAAATTAACCTATCCACCCAAAAAAATATCAAGCCCCCAATCAAGTTCGCCGCCACCGCCTGCCACACCGCCGACAATCCGGGCAACAGCAGTATCGCGCCGGCGAGAATGGGGGTAGATAGCTCCCATCTTAATATGTATAAAATATATTTTAACCAAAAGTTCATAGATTTTTTATCCCTTAATTACTGCCAAAGGTTTTAACTCAACCAGGACCTCTGTCAAATCTTGTTGCTCTTGCATAACAACATCAATATCCTTATAAGCTCCCGCGGCTTCTTCAAGGTCATTTTTTCCGCGGATCGCGTGTAAAATTCCTTGATCGTCTAATTTCTTCTTTTCCGCCTCAAAATCCAATTCCCTTACTGCTTGCTTGCGCCCCATCCTGCGACCCGCGCCGTGCGAACAAGAATTATAACTTTCAGGATTGCCTTTTCCTTTCACAATATAACTTGCCGTTCCCTGACTTCCCGGAATAATCCCGATGGTTTTGTCCGTTGCCAAAGTCGCCCCCTTTCGGTGAACCATTACATTTTTTCCGAAATGATTTTCCATCTGGGCGTAATTGTGGGCGATATTAATCATCTCTTCATCTTCTAACGAACAATTATAAGTTTCCTCAAAACAATCATAGACTATTCTTAATATCCTTTTCATCATTAATTTCCTATTAGCCAGCGCAAAATCAACCGCATACTGCATTTCCTTCAAATACACTTGCCCTTCTTCGCTTTCAATCGGCAAAAACGCCAAATCCCATTTTGGGTCAACGCCGGTATGCCATTTTTCGTTCAATTTCTTTGCGATTTTGTTATAATGTTCCGCAATTTTCAGTCCAAGATTTCTGCTTCCCGAATGAATCATTATCCAAATATAACCATCGCTTCCTTTTTGAATTTCAATGAAATGATTGCCACCGCCAAGAGTCCCGATTTGTTTTAATGCAGATTGATACTCTTTATAAACTATGGGATATTTTTTTTCTGTTTCTTCCGGATATTCTTCAATTCTTTCATTCAACCAATCAGGCATCAATGTTTCATCTTGCGCTTTTTTGTGGTGTCTAAACCCAACAGGAATTTCCGCCCTTACCCCTCCGCGATATTCCTTGCTACCGCCTAAAATCTTTTTCAATGTTTCAACATCAATCTCGGTCAACGAAGTTTTAACCGCACACATCCCGCAACCAATATCAACTCCAACCGCATTAGGAATAACCACGCCTTCTGTTGCCAATACTCCGCCAATGGGCATACCATAGCCCTGATGAGTATCGGGCATTACCGCAATCGGCCCGGCCAGAAAAGGTAATTTGGCTAAATTCAACATCTGGTCAACAGCTCCCTGTTCGGGATTTTCACACCAAGATTTAATTATTTGTTTTTCGCCTTGGATATATTTCATTGTTTTTCTTTTTTACTAAACTCTTCCAAAAGATTATTGCCCGTGCAAGCCTCGCAAATCTTTTTGCCTTTCTCAATCTGCCGCGCACGCCCGCACTGGGGACATCGTTTTTGTTTCATATTTTAATTTCTTCAAAAAATTCTTTGCCTACTTGGTAATAATGCTGGTCGCCATCCAGCCGCACAAGATGCTTCCTTGTCATTGCCTTTTTTTCCACAATCTTTTTGCCTTCAAAAAATGCTCTGTCCGCTTGCAGTCTTTTCCACCGGCGCACATACTCACCAACATTGTATAATTTTTTTTCTCCGAATATCTTTACCGCTTGATTGTCCAAAATATACCCCTGCCGATCTAAAATATCATAAATTTGGCTTGTTTTTGTTTTCATTTTCTGCCGATTAGTTAAAATCAAAATAAGTCGGCGTGTAAATCCAGCTCGTGCCATAGCTATTGGCAATATCAATCTCCCCGCCCGCCTCAACCTTGCACAAGCCCTCGTTCTGGCTCTCATAAGCCCACAGGCCAATCTCATCGTGATTGTCTAACGCCACGATCATCACCGCCCGATGGGGAATAATCTCGCCTGTTGCCGATACCTTGACCGAACAACTCATCCTGCCCGCGCTGTTCAATCCGTAAAGCTCGGAAGCGTGAGCGCGGAAAGCATCCGAATAATTATCACAGTCATATCGGTCAACTAAATACTTTTTCATCGCCGTCCAATCAAATTTGATTATCTTGCGCCAAGTATTGATATTGGTTAAATAATACTTTTCATCGTTGAGAATAATCTGCTTGTTAGGAAATGTCTTAGTAAGCACATCAAGCATTTTCGCCTTGCTGATGACTTGGTATTCAACGCCTGCCGCCTTTTGCGTCGCTTTGGCAATGTTAGACCACATCAAATAAATAAACGCTTCGTATTGATCGTCAATTGTTTTTGTCATCTTTTTGTAATTATTTTTTATTTATTATAATTCCGGCGGCTTCTTGCTCATTAGGTCAACAATCATCGGAATCAGGATACCAATTGCCAACCCGAATGCCCCGCCCATTAAAAACCAGTCAAAAGCAGTTATCATTTTTTGGTTATCTTCACTTTTTGTTTATTTCTTTTTTTAAGCTCTCCTAACAGGATTTCCTCCCGCTTGTGCATATTTTTCACAATGCTTTTCAGTGTCGCCGCGTCAAATCGCGCCTCTGTTAATTCCTCATTTTGGTTTCCTCTTTTAAAGCCCCCCCCCAGCCCAGCCCTGTTTTTGCTCTTCGGCCGGTTTAGGCGGATTCTGCTCTAGGATAAACTTGGCGCTGTCGACATATCCGAAAAAGTAATGCATCCACTGGCCCGGATCGTCCTGCGCCTTTTTCGCCACTTCGATCAAACGCTCAAACCAACCGCGGCAAACTTTGATTTGTTCCTCCATAGGTTTTGATTAATGTTTGATTCCAAGAGCTTCAACTTCCCGGAAATAATTGCCGCCGGTATCAATAAGCAACTCGAATATCAATCTTGTTTTTTCGACTTTATCCATTTTCTTTGCCGCTTCCATCACTGCCTCTTTGTATTTCCAGGAACTCGAACCCCAGCTGTTCTTTTCTTTTTCTGCTTTAAGCTCGTGCCGCTTACAAACAGATCTCCAAGCATCAAATCCTGTTTGCTTAAATGCCAGTTCGAGCAATGCCTCAAAATTCTCTTCAGACAACGGCCATTCAATTTTTGCCAAGGCTGTTTTAAGATCTTCATCCTTTTTGATTTTTTCCTTGGCCGCCTTTTCCCGTTCCTTCTTTCTTTCCTCTTTTTCTTTTGTACGTTAATCCGTAATGATCGCGCCCATGATGAACATCGCATTTTTGATTCGAGCAGATTTGTTTAATGACATTTCCAATACCCGCTCCCTGAGCGACAATGCCCGGATGCACGCTTAAGCAGTGCTTGTCATGCTTGCCGATTATCGTATATTCGCTTTTCGAAAGCACCCCCTTTTTCGGATTCGACCATTCATCGGATATCTTGGTCATTTTTTCTTTTTTCGCGCGGTAATTAACATAGGCGTCCATCTTACGTTTCCAGCACCGCAGATCGTTGCATGCGCCATCCTTCACCGGACCAAACAGGCTCAAACTCGCCGGCTTGCACTCCACGCATGGTCCGACCGCTTTTTCGTATTCCTTATTCCCGAGCCACGGTTGGCGCTCCAATGGCGAATAAACATGCTCTTCAATCCATTTCTTGGTATCTTTCACCGACCTACCAATCCAAGTAGTGGTTATCTCCTTCAGCGCCAGCAGCTGATCTCCGGCCGACAGCTTGGCAATCAATACCGCCTGGCCATCAACAATCTTTCCCGAGCGATACGCGACCGAGGCTTTCTCGCAAAGATTGGTTAAAAACAATCTTTGCTTGATGTAGCTTTCCGCCTTCCCGACTTTGGCCGCAATGCTGACAATTTCGTAATGCGACTTTTCAATCAGATGACGGTAGCTTTTGCCTTCCTCAAGCGGATGCACATCGGCCCGCTGCAAATTCTCGATTATTTGGATCTCCCGCGCCTCATTATCGGTTAATTTCTCAATCCTGGCTGGGATCTCTTTTAAACCGGCCAGCTGGGCCGCCCGATACCTACGGTTACCGGCAACGATCTCGTAACCCAGTCCCTTTACATTCGGCCGCGCAATCACCGGCACCAATACGCCTTTCTCTTTGACACTGGCCACCAGATCGTCAAATTCCGTTCCCTCGAACTTAGTGCCGCGGGGATTTGTTTTTGATTCGCACGCTTCAGATACTTTAATCGATTGGAGTTTCATTTTTTTGTAAACTTTTATCTTCCTCAAAATTCTCGCACTGTTCGACACAATGCGGGCAATGCTTGCACTTCTTGGCCGGAAACGCACACTCAAAACATCTCACCTTGCCGTCCGAACCGTTGGCAAAACTGACATAATTTTTATTACCCGGGTTAAAACTGATCGGCCGGCCGCAGCCGGCGCAATTAGTCATCGGCGCTATCACGTTTCGGTTCATCGTCCTTATAACCATAAACGTTGATTACATCGCTTCCCGCCTCGCCGCGAGTAGTCTTGAATATGCGCCTTAACTCCATTTCCGGCCGGCTCAATATCCGGTAATCAACATACAACTGCAGCGTTACCGGAAGCAGAATCGTCTTTCCCTGATCGGCCGCAGTGGCTATTTTTTTGATTTTGATTTCATCCATAGCTTTTAATTTAGTAAATGCTCGACCTTTAATCGGTATGACCAAACATCGGCCTCTGCTTCTTGAATCCGGCGGCTCCCTCCGTGTCCCGCGTTATAGTGTCGCCTTTTTCGTCCCGTATTTTTTCCAGATTGTTTTTCGCCACATAATCGGCATAGTCTTTGTATTGCCGGTATTTTCCGATCGCTTTCATTTGGTTGAAAAGCAGTTCGATGCCTTTTGTACTCATTGGTTTATTTAAATTCGATCAGGCTCTCTTTGTCGGCGTACTCCTTCCATTCGCCGTTGGCCAGCACCTGCCACTTGCCATATACCTGCCTCATCGGCATCCCCTGATAATAAGGCCTTTGCTTTTGCGGAAGCTCGGCCTTTGACAGATCCGGTTCGTCAATGTATTTGTGAACCGTCGTCAGCTTCCAGGAAGATTGAAATTTTTGCTTCAGCCACTCAATGACTTTGATAATGCGCTCGGTTTCGTATCCGGATATCGCCGCGGCCGGCTTTAGCTCCCTTTCCAGCGCCGCGCGATATTGTTTTTCGTTTTCGAAAACAAATTTTTTCTCTTTCCAGTAATAAGCGATTATGCGGATATGCCGTCGCTTATCTTTCTCCATCTCGCGCAGTTTTGCATTAAAATCGAATTCTTCAGTATCGCCCGTTGCGCCGGGCGCAACATAAGCATTTCTTTTTTTATCAAAAGCATTTCCTTTTTCATGACCAAGCATTTGTTGTCCGTTCAACGCTTGCGTATCCCAGCGTTTGCGCTGCCCAGCGCTATCACTGTTTGATGATATCGCTGTAGCGTTATCATCATTTGATGCAAACGCTATAAATTTGACGACAATATACTTCTTTTGAAAACTCTTTTTTCCTTTAGCTGCCTGGCTTGTTTCTTCAATCATTTTCTGTTCCAATAAAATCTTCTTTGCTCGGGCAAAAACAAGTTTTCCCCAATGCAACCCACGACGGCAAAATTCATCCGTTATCCAAACTTTTTTTGTCCCCTGAATCTTTGTCTGAACGCAGTAAAAATGATAAAGAGTGAAAGCATTAACCCCATCCTTTCCCATCGAAAGCAACCGGCTGTCAGTCGTTGTGCTTGTGATAACCAAGTGCTTATCAATTTCGTTTTGGATTGTTGGTTTATCATCCATAGGTCGCAGAACCTTATTCATCAAAAATTAATGTTTGCGGCAAAAAAAATATTACTGATACTTGCCCGCTTCATATCGCTCGCGCTCCTGAACCTTTAAAAAATATTTGAGCGATCTCATCAGCTCAATTGCTTCAATAAAGGTGTTGCGCGCCATTCTCATTGCCTCATATTCCGGCGATCCTTCGGCTCTGATCTTGGCGCGATTGGCTTTTTCGCTGCTATCCAAGGCCTCGTTAAGCACCTTGTTATAGGCCATTTCCCGGGCCAAAATCTCTTCGTTAATGTTACCGATCAAAGCCGCAACTTTTGTTAGTATCGTTGCGGCTCGGTCCGGCAATAAATTGCCGTTGGCCACCTCGGAACGATACGCAGATATCATCTCTCGGATGGAAGTTGTCATAGATTTTTAAAACGGAATATTATTCACATCGATGTCCTGATCCTCTTGGAAAACGGTATCCGGTTGGCCATCGTCGTAAGTTTTCGCCGCTCCTTGAGACGCTGGCGCACCTTCGGCCTTTTTCTTTTGCCCGAACTGGAAGTCCAGGGCGATAATCTCGGTTTTATAGCGCTTTGAGCCATCCGGCGCGTCCCATGCGCGCGTTTGCAACCGGCCGGAAACATAAATCTCGTCGCCCACATTGCAATATTGGTTGATTGCCTCGCCGCGCTTTCCGAATACTACGACGCTGTGAAAATCAGCCGCGGTCTTTTTTGCGCCGCCCTGATCTTTCCAAGTGCGGTTTGTCGCCATACTCACACTGCAAACTGCCTGCCCGGAAGGAAGCACGCGCAATTCCGGCTTTTTCGTGATCCTTCCGCAAATTTGAACTATATTTAGATTCATAGTGTTTTACAGAATTTATTGATGCCGTCCCACGCCTTGCTGACCCGGGCATACATCAACATAAAATCTTTTAAAGTGCGTTCTGTTTCAAAGCATTGCGGGATGTCCCCGGTCAGTTCGATCTCGCCGCGTTCATTTTCTTGGGTTGGAATCCAAAATAAGCGATTGTTGGGAATTTTGCCGGTCAACTTCCAGATAACCATGTCGTAAATCGTCAACTGGCCGTGTTTATTTGCCCGCTCCTGGGTCCATTTCACTTTTCCGGTCTTGTACTCGTCTACCAACCCGATCTCACTCCAGCCGTCCAATTTAACGAGCAAGGGCACGCTCTCAAATTGCGCCCGCGCTTCGTATTCCTTTTTTTCCGGCTCCGGCAACCACAGCCGGCAGAATTCCACCGCCGGATCGTTCGTTTCCTTTTGCTCCAATCCTTGCGCGATCCTTTTTCCAAATTCCATTTCCTTGCTCGTGAACCGCTCGCCAAGAATATACTGCCGGTAATAAGCATCCGGGCCTTTCTCCCAAGTCAGCATTTGAGACCAAGACAGATACTCGCGCGTTACGATTGGCATTGCTTTATTGATTCATCGACACTGGCAATCAATAACCTTTTTTGGCTGTCGGTATAAAGTTTCGATGTTTCAAAATTTTTCCGGGTGTTTTTAAGCGTTGTCAGATCACGGCATTTCCGAAGCGATGCAATCGTCTGCTCAATCGTCGGCCGCTTTCCCACCCCAGTGTTGGCCGGTGCCTGCTCCTTTCCAGTTTTGGCCGCGTCATTGTCATCGTCCCCGGTCATAATCCCGAAAGCGTTGGAAAAGGCATATCTTTTCGCGAAGGTCATTGCCGCCGCGTAATGCTGCGAATTGGACATTATTTCGGTTTTAATTCCCAAAGGAACTTCAACCTCGCTAAATTCCGAATGTCCCATCCGATGCTTCACATAACAAATCGCCTTAACTTTGCCCTCACCGGTTTCGGTTTTTATCGCATAACTAAACCCGTGCTTACTGATAATCTCCTTCGTTTGCTCGACAATCGATTCAATCGGCGCGTAATGATATGCAATAACTCCGCTTTTCGTTTTTCCGCCCGCTTTGGTTTTTTTGATTGTCGGACATTCTCCCTGAAACGCCGCCATTGCCGCATCAAACGCTTCCTTTGCCTTTTCCGCCCGCAACTCCTTGCGCATCGCCAGCAACCGCTCCATCGTTTCGATTGAAACATTGCGATCAACGGCCTTGGAAATAAGCATATCGATTTGGTTGTTTTGATCTTGCTGGATTTGCACCGCTTGCACTGGCGCAATTTCCTGCGTTTCTTCTTCCGGATCAACCACTTCGGCTTTAACTGGAATAAGTTTCGTCTGCTTTGATTTTTTTTCCATAGATTTATCGGGCATTAACCACGATTTTTTCCTTATAAAGCTCCGCGCCTTCGACCTTGGCGCCACCTTTAAGAGCGGCAAATATCTTGCCCTCGTCGGGAATAAGATATTCCCGCGGCAACTTCGAAGCATCCACGATCCGCAATTTAGTAAGTTCGCGCACCGGCACCGCTTCCACCTTGGCCGTTGCTTTTTCTACCGCCACTGATGCCTTAGCAAAAGTCATCCCGCCTTCAGCCACTTTCTTTTCCACTTCAACGGCCTTGGCTCGCGCTTCGGCTTCTTTCTTTTCCATCCAGTCGAGCATTTGCGCGCCCAGCCATTTATCAACCACCTGCAACCTTGCTTCGAATGGCGCGAATAACGCCCGGGTATTCTTGAGCGCCGCATTTAACGGATCGGTAATTGATTTCTTTTGCAATTCAAGTTTTTTTGACGCTTCTTTAATTTGCTTCCTGGCGGCAACCGCCATCTGCAATTTTTCCTCGCTGGTAACCTTGAAACGGCTTTGATTCTCCACCGCTTCAACATCTTGCTTGACGAGTGCCAAGCTTTTTTCTTCGTTAATTTTTACTTCCATAGATTTAGGATTCGGGGAGAAGTAAGCGGCACCGCCTCTTCTCCTTCTCCCCGAATGTGCCCCTTAATTTATTTTGCTAACCTTTCGTAATAATCAGCCTCTGCTTTGCTGAAATCGTCGCGCCCTGGTCCGGCGGTAACGATCAGCGCCAAAGCCTCGGCAACCATTCTCTGAATCTCTTCCTCTTTTTTGGTCATATTATTGCTGGCAATAACCCGGATCATGCATTGAGCAAATATCTTTCAGCTCAACAGAACCGCAATATCCCAACCAAGACGCTGCGACTAAGCACCAACATGCAATTTTAATACCTTTGGCAATTGCCTTGTTGCGCTTTTCTTTTTTTTGTTCTTGATAAAAACTCATTGCCTTGTTTTACATCGCCATCGGTCCGACCTTGCAGCTCCGGCGCCCTCCCTAAGACGCCCGAACCTAATAAAAAAACCGATGACTTTTCAGTCATCGGTTTTCCAAAATTCAGATTAAATTGTCTGTGGAGCTTTTTCCTACCGCTTGGCCCANT